CTTCCATCGGATCCAGGTGCGCTCAAGACAGTTTATGAGCTCACAAGATCAGGCTCGTTCTCCGGTAAACTCGGTATCCGTGCAAACCTAGATGTTACGAATGTTATTGGTGCTTTCCGCGTCAATTTAACACTCTAATAAAAAAAAAGAAAATAAAAAAAGAAATAATTAAACAGGAGGAAATATCCTAGATGAGTAAGACAATCCAAGAACTCCTCTCGGGTCTCCCAGCTTGGGAAGCCGCATTTGCTGAAGATGGCTACATCGACACAGATAACAGAGTTACTATCAAGGAAGCATTCGGTTCGTCAGACGCAGCCGCTTTGTTTCCTAAGGTAATTTCTCGTACTCTGCGCGAAGCAGCCGAACCACAGCTTTTGGTAACCCCGCTTCTTTCTACAGTACGCCTTGGTAAGGGTCGTTCTTTGGAATTTCCAGCGGTAAACGCAATTCAAGCTGCTGAGATCCCAGAAGGACAAGAATACCCAGAACAAGCTCTCGCATTTGCTAAGCAAATCGAGGGTAAGGTGTCGAAGAAGGGCGTTAAGCTGGCTTTCACAGAGGAAGTTATTGCTGATTCTCTTTGGGACATCGTAGGCCTCCATGTACGCGCCGCAGGCCGTGCAATGGCACGTTTGAAAGAGCAAATTGCTCTTAGTCGTTTTAAGGATGCAGCTACAATTGTATTCGACAACGACAGTGGCAGCTATGACGATACAACAGGTCGTGGGATTGATGGTGCTTACAACAGCACTGTTACCTGGGACGATGTTGTCGACATGGCAGCTGTTCTAATGGCCGAAAACCATATACCAACAGACTTCATTCTTCACCCACTGATGTGGTCGGTCTTCCTCAAGGACTCGATCTTCCACATGGGCGGCGCTGCATCAGCTGTTAATACCAGCTGGGGCTACCGTCCACAGTCGAAGGATGGCGCTCTTAACGCAACAGCCCCTATGGGTTTGAACGTGTTAGTGTCACCATTTGTTAGCTTTACGGCTAAGAGCGGTGCAACATTAGCTAAGTCAGACTTGTTCCTCATTGATCGTAATGAGGTCGGCAGTCTTCTTGTTAAGGATGACATGAGCACAGATCAGTTCGATGATCCGTCACGTGACATTCGTTCGATGAAGATGAAAGAGCGTTACGACATTGTAATGCTTGGCGATGGTGAAGGTATCACAGTTGCTAAGAACGTTAGACTTGCCCGTAACTACGAAGTACAAGTTACTAACGAAATGTAATAGAACCTTAGGACTGTTATAGTTACGACACAGTCTTAGAAAGTAGGGGGCAGCGAAAGCTGCCCCTTATTTTTTTGTACCAACCCCGTTACTAGTTAAGTGTAAGTCTTTTCCTGAGGAGATAAATCGTGCCATTAAATTTAATAGATTATGCCTCAGTGGGTGTCGATAAGGTAAAAATTAAATTTGGTAGAACAGTAAAAATTAGTTCTATAACAGATAATAAGTTTATTGTTCAAACATCAGCTGCAACACCGACTATTGTATCTAGTCCATTTAAAGCAATAAACTCATTAGCTGACTATAATACAATATCTAGAACTCTTACTCTTTACTGGGATAAAGTCCTTGTTTCTGGTCAGGAATACTATCTAAGAGTAGTAGGTATATTAGACGCTGCAAATGAAGTCGTAGCAGAAGAGTATATAAAATTTACAAAGCAAGATGCGGCTACTCCTTCTGGTTTTTCAACTTCTGTTGTTCCGGTGATAGAAGAGATTTTAGTAGAAGATAACTCAATTTTAACCGAAGCCTATAGTAGCTATCAAATTATAGCTAAAAATCCAGAATTCTATATTGATTCTGTTGAGCCAAAAAATGGATCTTTTTACTTACCAAATGATAACAACAATGGAAGAGTCACCATTACTTTTAATGCTCGTCCAGCTTCTAACTTTTTATCCACTAAGTATTTTAAAGCTCAAAGAAAAAAAATCCAGAAGTCACCGTCTCGTTGGGAAAACGTTGAGACAGTTACGCAAATGCACTCTTGGAAGCCTGAGATATATATAGACTTTCCATCCTTAATAGATGCAACACCATCATATTATACTGAGAATAAAGATTATTTTGAAAAAGGTTATAAGTATAGAATAACAGTTTCTAAAGATGTGGGTATATAAGATGGCTAATTTTGTATATAAAAAAGCAAAAGAATCCATGTTAAGTGGTGAAATAAATCTATCAACAAATAGTCTTAAAGTTGCATTTATAGATACTTCTTTATATACACCAAATCAAAGCACCAATGAATTCTTATCAGATATACCAACATTGGCAAAAAAATATAGAAGTGAACCTTTAAGCAACGTATCTAATGATTTAGGGGTATTAGATGCAGATGATCTAACCATTGTTCACGATGGAGCATCATTTAATGCAATTGTATTTTATCAATATGGTACAACTGATTCCAATTCAAGGTTAATAGCTTTTATAGACGATTCTGAAGGACTACCTTTTGCGGGCACCGCAGAGGCTTCTCCAATGACATTACAGTGGAATAATAGTTCAACAAAAATTATTAGCTTATAGGAAGATATATGGCAACAAATTATCCAAATCAATTAGATATTTTAATAAATCCAACAGCAACTGATAAGCTTAATTCAAACACAGTACCCCATCATCAGCAACATGCAAATTTAAACGATGCCGTAGAGGCAGTGCAAACCGTATTGGGTCTTAATCCAGCTGGTTCTCATCTTACTATCAAGGATAGAATAATAGCCACTGAAACAAATATCTCGACTCAATCAGTTTTAAATGGGTTGACAGATGTTACTATAAACTCAGTTACCAGTGGTCAGGTTTTACGTTACAACGGTTCGCAATGGATTAATTACGCGGAATCTAATCTAGTCGATGGAGGGAATTTTTAAAAATGTCTAATACCCTGAGAATTAAAAGAAGGTCTAGTTCAGGCGCAGCAGGAGCGCCAAGTACCTTAGAGAACGCAGAATTAGCATATAATGAAGCTGACGATGTCCTGTATTACGGTAAGGGAACTGGTGGAGTTGGCGGAGCTGCAACAACTGTTGAGGCAATTGCTGGTTTTGGGGCCTATGCATCATTGGGAACAAATCAAACAATTACAGGAAATAAAACATTTTCTGGCGTAGTTATCGTTCCAACGCCAACTGCGAATACCCACGCATCAACAAAACTTTATGTTGACCAACAAGTTTCTAATATTAGCAATATTGTTGCAAACGTTGCTACATCATTTACAGTTGCGGGCGATTCTGGATCCAATCAAACAATTAGCTCAGGTACTGATACTTTGACTATTTCTGGTGGCACGGGACTGTCCTCTGTTGCTGGTGCAACTGACACAATAACCTTGAACCTTGACAACACCACGGTAACTGGTGGTTCTTATGGTGGTGCAGGCACTGTTGGAACTTTCACAGTTGATGCTCAAGGTCGATTAACATCAGCTGGAAATACGGCAATTTCTTTAACTTCTTCAAACCTTGACAGTACTGCTGTAACTGCTGGCTCTTATGGGGCTGCAAACTCCGTTGCTACATTTACAGTTGATGCAAAAGGTCGCTTGACAGCTGCTGGCAATACTGAAATCTCAGTAACTGCTTCACAGATTAGTGACAAGGGCACAAATCTCGTAACTGGTTTGACCGGTACTGCAAATGAAATTGCAGTATCTAACTCTGGTGTTGGTGCGGTAACACTTAGCCTTCCAGCTAATGTTACGATTAGTAATAATCTTACTGTTACTGGAGATTTGATTGTTAACGGCAATACAACAACTCTTAATACTGCAACACTTGTTGTAGAAGATAAGAACATTGTTCTTGCAAACGCCGCATCACCGACAGACATAACTGCTGATGGTGCTGGTATTACAATTCTTGGTGCAACAAACAAAACATTGAACTGGGTTGATGCAACAGATGCCTGGACTTCGTCTGAACACTTAGATCTTGCTGCTGGCAAAGTATTCAAGATTGGAACTTCGGAAGTTCTTTCCAATACAACACTTGGTTCTAGTGTAGTTACCTCTAGCTTAACATCATTAGGCACAATTACTGTAGGTACCTGGAATGGCACAACAGTAGGTCTATCTTATGGAGGAACTGGAGCAACAACTGCTTCAGGAGCAAGAAGTAACCTTGGACTAGCAATTGGGACAGATGTACAAGCCTATGATGGTGATCTTACAGCATTAGCTGGATTAACATCTGCTGCAGACACACTTCCATACTTTACAGGTTCTGGAACAGCAGCACTGGCAACATTTACTTCTTTTGGTAGAAGTTTGGTCGATGACGCAGACGCTTCTGCTGGAAGAACTACGTTAGGACTTGGAACAATTGCAATCCAAAATGCAAGTAACGTTTCGATCACTGGTGGATCCATCACTAACTTAACAACATTCGATAACATTTATATTGATGGTGGAACCTTTTAACTAAAGCGGGAAAGGTTTTACAATGGCTTTACCAAGTATAACTTCAGGTCAAATAGCGATAGATCCTATCTCTGGAGTGTTCTTTTTCAAAAATAGTAGTGGGGCATTAGTAAGTTCTTCGCTGAACTTATTACAAGCATCAAATACTCAAATAACAACAGAGGATAGTGTTCAAGTTTCTGGAAATTTAGTAGTTTCTGGAAATCTTACCGTTAATGGCACTATCGTCACAGTAAACACAGAATCAATTGTTATTGAAGATAAAAATATTGAACTTGCTAACGTATCATCACCATCTAACGTGACAGCAGATGGTGGTGGAATAACATTAAAGGGAACTACAGATAAAACTTTTAATTGGTCAAATTCTACATCTTCATGGACGTCTTCTGAAAACGTAGATTTAGCTTCTGGAAAAGTTTATAAAATTAATGGCGTTGAAGTATTATCATCAAACGCATATATTGGCTCATCAGCAAAATGGACAAACGCTAGAACGATTACTTTAGCTGGAGACTTGACAGGTAACGTATCAATAGATGGTTCCGCAAACGTAACACTTACTGCTACTGTAGCTGCTAATTCTGTAGCTTTAGGTGCAGACACAACTGGTGATTATGTTGCTTCACTTGTTGCTGGAACTGGAATTTCTTTAGCTAATAACTCTGGAGAAACTACTACTCCAACGATAACACTAAATGCAGTAATAGATGATTTAACAGATGTTACTTTAACTACTCCAGCCAATGGTGACTTCTTTAGATATAATGGATCTGTTTGGATTAATGATGCTATTAATTTATCTACAGATACAATAGGTGATTATGTAGATCACCTCAGTGCGGGCACTGGTATAACAATTACTAACAATTCTGGTGAAGCTTCAGTTCCAACGATTTCAATTCCTCAATCGGTTGCTACCAACGCAAACGTTACTTTCAATCAAGTAACAGCTGCCTTAGTGGGCTCAGTCACGGGTAATGTAACTGGAAACATAACTGGAAATGTCACCGGAAATGTTACTGGTGATTTAACTGGAAATAGCAACGGAGTTCACACTGGTAATGTAACTGGCACAGCAAGCAATGCATTAGTCTGGACTAACCAAAGAAAAATTACTTTAGATGGTGACGTAACCGGTAATGTATTTATAGACGGAAGTGCTAACGTAACATTAACAACAACAATTGTTTCTAATTCTGTAGAACTTGGTACTGATACAACAGGTCAATATGTAGCAAACTTAGTTTCAGGTACTGGTATAACAATAACTGATAACTCTGGTGAAGGAATGACACCAGTTATCAAAGTAGCAGATTCCTATACTACAAACATGGTTTCCAATATAGCAAACTCCGCAGCAAGCGTAAGCGCCTATGCTGACGGTGTTGGAAACACAGCATATTCAAATGCAGTAACTTATATTAACAATAGAACATTAGACGACTTATCTGGCGTCACTCTTTCAAATGCCACAACGAATAATGTTTTATTATATAATGGTTCAGCTTGGATAAATAGTGCTTTTAATACTGCTAAACTTTCAGACGTTCTTACTAACAACGTTCTAAGCGGACAAGTCCTTTTGTGGGATAGCGGTTTAGGAAAATGGGTCAATAGCATTATTCCTGAACAACCTCAGGGAA